TATGGTATATACTTTCATATAATGCTTCCCAGCTACCAAACACATTTGTATTAATGTTCCCAGTTATGGGATCATTTTGAATATCTGAATATGCATAATTCCACGTGAATGGGTTATTTTGAATATATCCATAATTTAAAAATGGTGATGGAATTTTTTGTTCTGTTGTATACAATGAAAACTGTTCACGAATTTTATCGTCATATTCAGTATCATTTTGTGTTACACTGAAATCAAACCTTGGTACAAAATTCTCAGGTAGTGTTTCATCACCTAAGATAGCAAATAAATCTGTTTCAACACTCAATACAACATTTGCATAAAGTATTGATAGGTCTAATTCTTCCCATACTGATAGGGCACTATAACGGTATAACTTACGTGTTACATCGCCAGTATTAGTTCTAATTAAGAAATATCCAGTTGTTAATGGATTGCCTTCAAATTCTGTAGGGAATGCTTCAGCTTCTGTTGTAACGGTTTGTGTTAGGGTTGTTAATTTAACTTCTATAGATTTAAGCATAGAAGACTGTGTTGCGGCATTAAGCAATAAGTTGCTTCTATGGCCATCATGGTGAACCATCTGTAAGAAACCGTCAGTTACATCATCTAATATGTAAGGTTGTACTTTAGCGCCAAGCCCAAAGAAAGGTATTGTTGCTATCCAATTTTTAATACCAGTGTTAGTTGCTTCATCATATGTTGTACTATCACCAAACCATTGGTCCAATCTATCATTTCTTTCATAAGTATCTTTGACTGCATCGATAACCAATTCTGTCAAATCTTCAACATTATCTATAAACCCTTGATTGAAATAATCAACTATATTATCTTCCAATATTTCAAATAATGAACGTATGCTACTATCATACCGATCATTTGCAAATTTGATTAAATCAATAGGGTTAACATTATTCACAAACATGGCAGAAATTAACGAATCGAACCCATCGTTATGTTCCTTAATGTTGCCACCTATACCATAATTAGGATCAATATCCAATCTGTACACGTTGTTGAATTTGTTGCTCACAATACCTTGAGATGATTGTGCTTCAATAATAGTATTGAAATGTCTGAACACTTCTGTTAATCTTATATCCTGATGATTCTCATGGTTTGCATTATAATATAATTGATTTGGAATATTCCAAAAGTCATTTTGTTCTAATGGTACATATTGTTCATCATTATTACCACGTTTCCAAATTGTTTGAAACTCATCATTGTATTCCCTAACGTCATAATACACATACATGGCTCCAGTATCTTCATCAACCAAACCTTGTTCAAATGTATAATCTAATGTTTCAGCATTATAGGTAATACGTTGATCGATATCTAAGAAATAATCACCAGTAGGATCATCTTTATAACGTAGAATGTTACTAGCAAAACGCAAAGCATTCTTATTGACATCGTATATGTTAAAGAATGGATATTGTGAACGTTCAGTCTTCTGTTGCTCAACATGACGATGATCAACAATATTGAATAATTCCACCCCAGATACGGTGTTAATCGGTACTGCACGTTTACCAACGTCTTCAAGTGCATATTCGCCAACTTCAATGCGTACAATATCAGCATCAGTAATTGTTACACCTGAATTAAATTGGATACCACCAGTAAAATCTAGATTGATTGTTGATGGTATATCGATATAATTACCATATTGTCGGACACCGTTTATATAAACCCGTATATCACCTTCTTGATAATCTTCATATAAGCAAAGATCATGTAATGAATCATGTAGTGTATAACTTGCACCACTAGCAGTTGCAGGACTTGTTGAAAATTTAAATTCTTGATAAGCTAAACCTAATATGTTATCCAGACCACTTGTGCTGAATGTACTAACGAATGTACTCAACATTGGATTCTTTTCAGGTACTATGCTTGATGCAGAGATGTCCTCAATACCCTCAAACTGCCAATGGAATGTTTCATATGAAACCCAAGGATCAGAATTAGATGTCATCACAGGACCTATGTGAGCGCCTACAGGCACATCCAATGGATCAGGTATAGGGTTTAATAATACTGCACGTGTTCGGAATCTTTGGTTTGGTGCAATTTGAACAAACTCAGATGATACAATAGTGTTTGTTCCGGTATTACTACCAAACGCAATAAATTGTACAGCTGCACCTTCACTTAAACCTGATGTCAAATTACCAAACTTTTCATCAAACAATATTGTTGTTGGTGTTTGAAAGGTTATTTCACCACTACCAAGAGATACAGTTCGAGTATCTATTAATTCAAATAGTGATGGTTCAACTGTTGTTGCGGCATATGATACACTTTCAACACGTCTATACTTCCATGCTTTATCAGCAAAAGAATGCTCAGATAGCTGAATAAGTGGGAAGTATTCAATGATCGGTAACTGTGCTCGTGACAAACCTGTGAAATTAGACAGTTCAGCACCATGCACCCATTTATTTTGGTCTACCCAGTCATTATCTTGACGTTGATCTATTAAATGCAGATTATTAGCAATGTCTACTAGATACCCAAAGCTGGAAACTCTTACCTGCCATATAGCGCCGTCCCACTGTCGCAATTGATCATTAAGTGTATCAAACCAATATTCATTAACAGCCGTTGCTGTAGGAGTTGCACCATTTTCAATATCTGTTAGTAATCTTTCTTTTTCAATTGTATATTCAATTTCATCTTCAGTAAAAAAATGTCCACCAAGACCTATAATGTTTGATGTAACTATGTTTTCAATGGCATATTCACCAGCAAAGCCAGTATTTTTGATTGTTACAACATCACCAACAGCATAAGAACCATCAAGAAAATTTACCCCACCACTGTTATCTACAAATAAGTCAGATCCAAGTGTAGTACCTTCACCACTACCAGTAGTAGATGATAATACCAATCTTCTCTTAGACCATATAATATCACCTATATCTGTTTCAGAAAATAGTCCAAAAGCAGCAATGGGATTAGGCGCTAAGCACGTTTCATTGTATTCAGCAAGAATTGAAAATAGTAATGGTTTAGTTGTTATTTTAGCCCAATCGAACCCTATAATATCTTCAGTAAGGGCGATGGTTGTTATGTCAGCAAACACATCATACTTAGATGACTCTACCTTAAACATAGACATTGGTACACTAGTTACGCTTCCCTCTGCGGAGAATACATAACCATTAACAAACAAATCAGTAACATCACTAGAAACGATTAATTTACGACCAGACTCTTCAACAAAATTTACATTAAGTTCAGTATTGGAACATCTTGTATAATCATCATTCGCAGATGTAATATTGTAATCTAAAAGTATAGTTGTTTCACCAACACCAGCATTAGGTAAAAATGATTTACTGATCACTTTGACCATTACCGGGCCAGATGTTCCCTCATACAATATTAGAAATTCACCATCATCAATAGTTGTTAATTGTTCACCTTCTACCACAATATTATTTAACGTGGTGCTAGATGAAACTATCACATATGTTGGCAATGAATTAGTGACACTTAGAAGTTGCTGTTTTTCTCTACCTTGTACCCATGTACATTGATCTTTGATTGTTATATATTGTGGAGGGTCAGAGGCTTCCGTGGAATTCCAAAAATAATCTTGGTAATTAACCAATTTATCCAAATCGATTGGTGGAACCCAGTTAAATTGTAAGCTGTTACCCCATTCGTTGAATCTATCAATATTAACACCAAGAAGGCGTAATCTATTCATAAAATCTTGGAATGACATAAACCAATCAACATTACCAACTTTATTATAAACGATTGGTTGTAGTTGATTAGCCTGACGATATGCATCAGGTTCTATTACTTGTTTTGTATCGATTGTGCTGAATTCATCAGAACCCACAAACCCAACAATACGATGTATTTCATCTTTAGTTAAAAAACGATTGAACAGGTTGTTGTTGAAACCTTCAAGGATTTTAGCATCCTGAAGATTATATGCAGGTAGTAACCTATTTAAGTCAGTCCTTGGATTCTTATAATCCGATAATTTCTTGTTGTCGCTCACAACACCCTCATTTACATAATGAACAATAGTATTTATTCGCTATGTAAATGATGAAATTCAGTCTTATTTACTGGCGAAGTGAAGTGGAATCCAATGATTCAATTATCTCGACCTGATCAACTGAAAAATCTGCCTGCAATATCTCATCTTCTTTGGATACAACTTCATATAAATCACCAAATTGATTACTACTCAATGTTGGAACAAGCACAACAGAATCTATTGCTGTTGGTAATTGTGTGTGAATATACGCAGACAACTCAGAAAAATAAAAGGTTTCTCCAAACTCCCATAAAGATATATCAAAGAAATCACGGACAGCATCAACAATAATAGTTTTAATTTGATTATTGCTTAAACTACGCTCATTAGAACGAATTATCTTAATGTTCGATTGTAACTCACTATCAGCCTTATTACCAAACAATACCTTGATATTACCACTATGTAATATAACAGTATCCGAAATCATTTTATTCTCTAACAAACTCTGATAATCTGAACGCAATTGGAATGACGATGGTGCTTCTGGCCTATCAGTAAGTTGCCCATTAAGCCATAATCTTATGTTGCGAGCATACCCACGTGTGATGATATACATATCAATAAGATTTGATGTTGCAGGATCAATAAGATTGTAACGTGTTGTTCTATGCAACCAAGCAAAATTCATCCCTTCAACACCATTCTCACGTTTCCATAATTGGTTTTGTTGTGCAGGGTTTGCAATCTGATCAGCAGCATACTCCGCAACAACATCAGTATCTTGATCTACTGTCTGGAATACCCACTGATATGATGATATTTGACGATTAAAGTAAACATAATCTGTACCATCAAACAAATAACCCATATCAGGATCATCAGGGAATCCATCACCGTCACCATCGACAGGAACAACATATAAATCATTTATACTTGGTAATCCAGAATCTAACCCCGAATCTAACACAACCTGACCCAATACATTAAATTCATAATTAGATGTCAACGGTAGTGATGTAGATTCCGAAATATTAGCCTTTAACAATACAACATTGTCCAAATTAGTGTTAAGTGTATCACTTGTGATTATTGGGTCATTGTTATTAGTGTTCCAAAATTTAGTTTCATCACTATGGAAAACAAGTCGTAATGTTTCATAACACAATTCCCAATCACCACCAGATAAAGAGGTTATAGAAAACCAATAGTTTGTGCCAGATAAATCTTCTACCCATGATGTACCATTAAAATCAAAATATTTTGTTGATGGTCTGGTACTAATTGCATTAACTAATGCAGCTTCAATTATAACTCTCTCAGCATCTGTAAACGAAATTCGTATAGCTGTTGGTGCAATACCCTCTAATACAAATCTTGTAAAGAATGATCCTGATGATAATAATGGCTGTAAGTGGTTGTTTACTAAAGAATCTACAACGTCTTCATATGGTGCTATACCCTCAGCAGGCAAATCGGAATCAGCGATACTTTGGCATACTTCATCTGTACCCTGTCGAGTATCAAAAAAGATTACACCATCATCACCAAACAGTTTAACATCCTCATAGCTTTCTCTAGGATCATGCCATGCAATATATTTTGAATCACCTGCAAATGTACGATTAATTGCTCTAAGTTTTAGAATTGTATTGTCTTGTAACAAAAATTCATTATAATCACGTCCATTAACCATACGGTCTTGTGTGTAATATACTGATGGTGCAGTACGACGGATATGTTCTATATCTTCACTTGGTGCAGCATTCTGTATAGGTGTTAGCAATGATACGGTAAAATTAAATGTTTGTTCTTTACTTACTGTATCTGGATATGTTATAGATGATGAAATACTTTGTAATGCTGTTGTTGGGATCGATGTTTCACTATTAGCAGATACACGGGACCATATCTCAAATGTTCCAGATGGTACATTAGCAAATTTACCATCACCAAATATTAAACGAAATTTATCATCATCAAGTGTTTCAACTTCATATTTGTTACGACTTTCTTTATTATTAAAGATAACGTTTTGTCCACCAACACTATCTACAGTAACCCAATCACCCTGACGTGCAGAAGCACCAATGATGGATGAGTCTGTGATTATTAGACCAGTGGTTGAATCAATATTGTTTAAAAATACGTCAGTTTCGTTTGAATCTGGAATTTCAACATCAAAAGTTTGGTTAGGGGTTACACCATCAAAAGTTGTTTCAGTTCTTTGGAGTGTACCCTGTTTAGTAAAGAAGAAAAACCCTGTATTCTCTGAAGAATCACCAAGTCCATCATTAAGATATAATATACCCAATTTCAAGTCTTTTTCTGGTCTAGTTTCCAAAGGACCAAATTCATTTAAGTCTGAACTTACTAATTCCATAGGCAAGGTTTCATTTGAAACATTAATGGCATATGGCAATACATTAGTTGTTAAAGGGTTATTAATTAATTTGTATCGTTCGAATAAAACATCTTGTACTTGAACACGATCAGATGGTGACACAGAACCAAAATTTTGATCCATTACACGATTCATAACAAGAATAAATTGTTCTTTCCAGTTTGCATTGTTGACATCATTCCATCGAATTGTTACATTGGATAGATCATTACCATTAGAGTCAAACACTCTTTCAGTTGTACTAACACTGGTCATCTTAACTAGACCACGAGAAGGTATATTACGATTTGCATTATATGATAATAGTTTAGCTAATCTTAATACAGATTCTTTACGTTCAGCTGTTGAGATAAAGTTTTCATGGGCATTAAGGTCAAATCGATAAGCTAGTAACTCACCAACATATGCAAATAGTTCCAATACAGCAACAAGTTCACTGGACTCAATAAAATCATTAAATTCTTCAGGATAATATAATTTAAGGTAATCAACCAATGATTCCTTGATCGTTTGATAATCCCACGCAGCAAAGTTAACTTGCTGTAACGCTTCATATGCACGTTCCCAATTCTCTGCTCTGTTTACAATTCTACTCATTTAAGAATTAAACTCCAAATTAATATCTAATATATCTGTCAAGTTCAATTCAACAAATACTAACCTTACTTTTATTTGCAATACGCCTGTGTCATAATCAGCATGTAATTGGTAATCATCATCTGATAATAATCTTACCCTTGGATCAAAATCTATAACAGCACGTACTTGATCAGAAATGTGAACTGTTGTATCATCATCAAATGGCTCAAATAACAAATCTTGGATAAGCGTACCAAATCCACGTTGCCCAACGCGATCACCCCTTCTGGTGAATATATGGTTCTTTATATCACGCTTAACTAACTCAACATCTGTCACAACAAATGACTTAGTTCGCTGCCAGTTCTTAAACGAGAATCCTTTGTATACTACGCTCATTCTTACTCCATTAACACTGCAACGTATCTTTTGCTAACTTAGCAATTGATATTGCACTTAATGATCCCGGTCCACCGGGGATTAACCCCAATATACCATTATTTGCAAGCTCTTCTAATACATTTAACGCATCCAAATTCACTGCCGTTAACGGATTTATTGACAACGCTGCTGATTTTATTCCTTCAACAGCAGAAATATACCCACTAAGAGCACCCTTTGCTGAATTTAATTTTGCATTTTTTGCTGCTTGAAAGTCTGCCCTTGAAGGATAACTACTGGGAACCAATGACCGTGCATCATTTACAGCTCCATCATACGATGATTTTGCAGATGTTGCTGCTGACTTCGCTGCATCTACCAAAGCTTCTTTACTTGCTAAACATGCCATATCATAACCTTTTAACTTATATTATCTAATTATTTATAGATAATGTTATCGTCGCCAAAATGGTCCTCTAGTAACATCTTCATCACCCTCGGTTACACCAACTGGTTTTCTACCAGCTTCACCAACATTATCAAACTGCTCTACCCAATCAACATTATTTGTATACCCCTCGTTCGGAGCATTTACAGTATCATCAGTATCTTGCATCAATACTCTAGGCCATGGTTCATGCTTAGGTACTCTGTTTGTCCACGGAGCAATTTTAGTTTCATCAGCACTTACGTCTACTGATACCGGGTCAGGCATATCAATAGGGTTTGCAGGCTTTAGGTTAGCACCAGCATTAACATGACTGTGATCATTATAGATATCAACATATTCATCTAAAAACTCAGTAAGCGTGTTTATTGTTGTACCCTTACCAGCAATCGTAAACGTTACATCATTACTTGAAAGATCAATATCTTCAAATGCACCCAAACCAAATGTACCCTCAACACCAATATTTACATCAGCATTAAATGTTAAATCAGTAGTACCACCAACATAACCCACCATTTTCCCATCAACGTTGCTCTGAAAATCACCATCGACTTTCATGTGTAAATCAGCAGCAGAGTGTATACGTATCTCACCATCAGCTACAGGGGCATCTAAGGGGGTTTGGCCAGTATTGCTACCAGCATACATTGATATAAACCCACTAGACTTAAATCTAATCGATTCACCAGCTGAAAAATTTAATTCCTTTTCAGCATGAAATGACATTCTACGTTCAGCATAACAATCAATGTTACCAGCTGCATCCATTTCGATCCAACTTTTGCCACCACTAGTAGAAAAATACATTCTTTCGTTTGTATCATCTAATATTATTTGATTGCCACCAGTGGTTCTAACACGTATCCTTGAATTAAATGGTCTATCATCCATAGATATTGAATGAAAGCCGGGAGTAGTCCAAGATTGTACCCTAGATGCTAAAAATGATCCAAGGTTTTTATATCCACTCCAATCATAACCATGTTCTCCAAGTATTTTCTTTACCCATTCATCAGTTTCATTTTCAACAATTTTATCATAGTCATCATCCAAATAAACCGTTTTATCAGGAGATGGAACATCAAATACGCCAGAAACCTGATAGTCAGCACCACGTGTCTTCCATTCTGAAGAATCTGTTTTATCATTGAAAGCTTCTTTAAGCTTATTGTAGGTAGGTTGAATAGGTTGACCTTCAGATGTTAATGGACCATCTACAGCACCACCCTCATGCTTATATCTACCATGTGCAGTAGTATGTGTTTCTTGGTGGCTTGGTAAACAACCCAACCACACACGACGCCTAGAATCACCATTGATACATGCCACAAGTACGTGAGCACCAATCTCAGGTATAGCCCAAAACCCATAATGTGTTGCACCCTTGCTAGATTCTAAGCCGGGTGTACTACCACGAGCATAATCTTCTTGACTAATTACGCCACCAACAGGGGATACATATGAACACAATGGCAAATGTAATAGTTTTTTTGGATCATCATTATAAGATGGGCAGAAAACTCTTAATCGGCCTTGTTGTAATGGATCATCAGTATCTACAACCACACCTATTGATATAAATTCGGTTAAACATGTGAGATCACCACTTTCGGCACTATGCTTAATAAAATTATGCACAATGTCTTGTATATCTTCACTCACTGATTATGACCCCATCTTATTATTCTGTTGTAACGTATTTACTGTTGATGAAGCACCGAGAACCGATTGCTTAGGTGCTTCTGCCTTTTTAATATCGTCTAATACAACATTTACCTTTTTAAGCACTTCAGTTTGCTCACCAATAGCCTCTACAACTTCAGTATTCTTCTCAGTCGCAGCAGCATCAGCATTCATAGCATCTTCTCGTTTTCTCTTGATAACTGCATCCAACTCTGTTTGTTCCCTCTTTAATGATGCATCAATTGCAGTAAGTCGTGGAGTCTTTGGTGATGCAGCTTCCATATTCTCAGCGTTTGCAATGGCTACCGAGTTTGTTAGTGGACCCGGCCCAGCAGATGTAGCACCAGTGTCAGTAGCATACCCAACCATCTCACCACCACTACCCATTGCAATACCAGCAATTACTGAATTCCCTAAATCTCCTAAAGCGTCACCAACCCATCCGATGGCACCCTTACCAATATCACCCAAAAAATTAAACAATCCACTAGCAAGATGTCCCAAAAAACCAACTATATTTTCAGTTAATGGTCCTATATTCTTTGTAAAATACTCTGCCCAGCCCATAACGGTTTCAGGTATTTTAATAAAGTTATCAATCAAACTGGCAAAAATTTGGCTGAATGTCTTAATATTTTCTGACCCAATAGTTTCAGATATCATGTTTGCAATATCATCAGACACGCCAAATGTAGCAGCACTCACACCTTCTTTAAGTCCAGTCAATACCTTAACAAAAACATCCCCTTCAGCATCAATTCCTGCCTTTACACCTTCAAACAGCCCATACCCAAGCATCGCAATTACGCCACCTTTCATCATAGCACCAGATTTACCAGAACCCATTGCATTCGACATACCGGCAAGCTTACTTGTAATAACATCCATAAGCTTACCCTTACCCATACCTACCACAACACCAGCAGCAACAGCGTTAAATACTACACCACCCAATACAGCAGCTTGCCCAAAAGGTGATTTCATTAAACCAGCCATACCTTCACGTATTGTACGTGTGGCTATCAATATTCCATCCGTTACCTTACTGGATTCCCGAAGCCTCTTATCTTGTACAGTTCTATTAGCTTCACCTGTAACCTCCTCTCTACCCATGTACATTGCTTCCAAC